GGCGCTTGTATCGTCGGCGCTAACTCGCTTAACCCTTACTGCATAGCGCCCCTTTGCAACATCAAACGAATACGATTTTCTGATGGCTGTTGGGCTTGCTCCTCCTATAGTTCTTGTAAGGTAAACAATAAAAGGCCCGAAAGCGCCTGTTGACGGGTTCCACAATGCCGCCTCAATATGAAATGTTGCCGATCTTGTGTCCATTTTTCCAAGGTCGTTTGCATAGTACATACCATAAGGCGCGACAATATCGACGCCTATTTTGTTGATTTCTGTATCTTCAGCATTTACAAAAAACGGCCCGACGTAATTGTTATAAATCAATTCCTGACCCGAAACCTCCCCGGATACCTCAACCCTGGTTGGAAAGCTTGTGACCGTAGCCCCTGGCCCGTAAATCGTATAACTGACCTCTTCAAACGATGAAATCGGGGTGTCCTCGATCCGCATGTCCAAAATGTCATAGTCGCCCTGGCCTATGCACAGCAACATGTACAAATATTGCTCGTTGTCTTTATATTCGGTGTATGGCATGGCCGCATAATCAGGGTAAACGCGGTGCTTTCCATAAATTACCGGAATGGGGGCGCCTATCCTGGCTGAATTGCCCTGCGCTTGCAGGTTGTAAGTCGGACTTGCTGCGGCTGCGTCCTGGCTTTGAAGGTTTGACAGCCCGTTGCCCGCTGGCACAATCAGCGATACAAGGAAGTTACCAACAATTCCAACCGCCGCACCAGCAACAGCCCCAGCGACAGTCCCATAAGCCGCCGCCACAACGCCGCCTGTAAACGCCGCCGCAATTGCAACCACTACCATCAGCAATACTTGCAGGATGTTTGAGCCGCCTTTGCCGCCCTGCGGAAGCTCTACAAAAGCCACTATGTCATTTTGGCCTATGGTTTGATCCCAGTCGGCCCGTAAAAGTGCTTCACCATTTTTAAGGCAAATGGTCGGCGCTGAAAAGGTTACTTTGTTTTGATCCAGCCAATCGTTAATTGACAGCTCAGAATCGAGTTTAAAAACCTCTTTATCATGCCTGGAATTTAACGGGTTATAAGACCTAACTATTACGCCCACTTTTCATTTCTCCAAAATGTTTGTTTTCCCCATCCGTCATGTCTGAGCGCCTGCGGGGTTGAGTAAATAACCCCGGCCCCTTCAACACAATGCAAAGCGCCATTGATGCCAAGCGCTCTGTCAATGATCCATACGCCGATATGTGAGGGGTGTCTGGCTTGGCTCATCAAAACAGCGTCACCGTCTGCGGGCTCGTCAACCTGCCTCCAGCCATCAAACCGCCCCTTATCATCGAAAGCCCTGACAGTCGCCGCAATGCTGCCAGCGTCCACGTTTACTATTTGAACCTCGATCCCGAAATGTTCGCGCTGAACATGGCGAAAAAAGCCGTAACAATCGAAAGCGTCCGGCCCCTGTGCCCCGGATTCCCACGGCTTGCCGATGTATTGACTTGCCCAGTGAATCATCTAATCAACCCCGGAAACCTTGTGGCGGTGTAATCCTCGTTTGGGAATCGCTTGTTTGCATAATCACCCACGCTGGCAATCGCAGTGATTTGTAAGTCTGTAACATCTATTGAATCGACTTTAAGGGTTAAAACAGGGATCATGTGGGGTTCGTTTAGCCTGCCCTGGCCATCTATATCAGACAGCAAATAAGGGCGGTATGTGACCTCAAGACTGCCCGGCAACACAATGGCCGCGTCTAGCTGGTCAATGACGATCTTTGATGCATTGTCGATAGTGATTTCAATCGCTGGCGCTGATGACTTTTCGACGCCTGGAATGCTGAAGTCGAAAGCGAACCCAACAAAAAGCTGGAAGGTTCCAGCATGAAGCGGTGCGTCGGCCTCAAGTTTTGCTTCCCAGTCCCGATAGTCCCGCACCACGCGGATAGAATCCGGCTGGTTTGATTCGTTAAGAAAAGCCGGGTGCCTGAATTCAAGGGTGTGAATAATAACCTCATCACTCGGCGACGAGGCGTAAGCCTCTTTTATGGCTGCTGATAGCGTATTGTTTGGCATAATTAAGCGCTTGCTACTGGTCGGTTTTTGATTTCCATCTTGGCTGTTACCTGCCATTTTCCGCTGACATAGGCCACGCTGAACGGCCCTGCAAACCGCATCTGAACGGTCGATGCACCCATGCCATTTTTAAACGGCCCATCAAACCACGCGGCCCCATCGTTTAGGTCGTGCTTGTGAAAGCTTTCAAAGGTGGCAAGCTGCGCGTCAGATTCGAACAGCCATTGCATTGCGCAATTGTCAGTCGTTTGTGTAAACTGCCTGCGCGCCCGCTTTGGCCCCGATGACATTTCGGTTCTTACAACCGGGTCAACATTCTCGAAGCCAAAACCGCCCGCAAGTGGTTTGGGTAGTGTGTCTGGCCATGCTGGCATTCTATAGCGCTCCCGCTGATCTATTCAGCCCATATTGACGTTCAAGCACCGATGAAAGCCCGCCGCCCCTGGCTATGTTGTTGCCCATAACCCCCTCTATCTGCTCAATCAGTACGTTTATTTGTGTTCCGTTCGGGGTTTCCTGGCGACTTTCTGAAGCCTTGGTTCCTGGTGGGGTTGTAATGTTCACAATGACATTTCCGCCCCCGCGATAATTTTTAGCGTGCCTCGGGTCGTTCTCGGTCAATACCTCTTCGCCCTTAAGCGCCACAATGGGGACTTCATTCCCTACCAGCCCGCCGCTGTGGAAGCGCTTAGCATTGTTAAACACCGAAGGGTGAACCATGGACAGCCCGGTAAACTCGCCCACGATCCCGCCGCTGTGCTTGTTGCCATAGCTCAAGAGCGGCCCGTTTCCCTGGAATCCGCCGCCGCTTCCGGTGTATGCGCTTGTAATTGATTCGGCAAAACTTCCAAGAATCCCGCCAAGCTCGCCGGTTTTCCCGTAGTCCTTGCCAAGCAACGCGTTAAACAACTGAGCCGCTGAAGCCTCGGCAACCATTCGTCTTAATGCGTTTGAAAAGCCTTCAGCCATGCCGCCGATACCATCTGAAAACGGGTCAAACAAGAAATCAGCGAACGCGTCTTGCATGTTCCGCGCCGCCTGGGTGCTGAACTCTGACAGCTCGGAAGTTGCTGTTTTAGCCGGGTCAATGAAGTTTTCGTTGTAGCTTTTTCCAAGCTGGTCAAATAGCTCTTTGGCCTGCTTGTCGTCAATTACGCCTGCTTTTAAGTCGTCCTGAATCCTGGCTATTCCACTACTAAGGCTTGATGATGAATCAACCCCTGACGGCCCGCCTGTCATGCCTGCGATTTCTTTTTTCAGGTCGTAATACTTGTTCGCGTCTTCAATGGCTTGCTGCCATGCCGCGCTTTGTCTTTTTTGTGCCTCGGTTTCAGCGTCTATAGCCTCGATAAGCCCGACTATGGTTTCCCGCTCCGATTCGGTGGCGTTGGCCGCTTCGCTCCTGATTCGCAATTGCTTGGTTTTTTCTTCGGATGAAAGCCCCAAGGCTTTTAGTTCGAATTGCAGGTTTTCAATGTTTTTGGCTACCGCTTCGCGCTCTGAGTTAAAAGCCTTGGCTTTGGCGCTGGCCTCGCTTTGAGCCGCTGCAACCCGTTTTTTGCTGTTTTTAAGCGTTTCCTCGGTATGCTTGGCGTCTGCGCTGGCCTTATCTTCAGCTGCCCGCTTTTCTTTGGCCTCTGCCTCTGCCTTTGCCGCCGCTTCAGCGTCCGCCGCGTCCTTTGCTGCCTTTTGTTTTTTAAGCGAGTCGCGACGGTTGATTTCCTGGCCTATGTCGAAACCTGTGTAATCCGACATAGCTTTGCCAACAAAACCCATTTGGTTATAGGTTTTAATCCTGGCCTCAGAATGCGCCAATTGATCGTCAATGGTGTCTGAAAGATTGCGCTTGAGAATGTTAAGGCTATTGGTTGCCGACTGGACAATGCTCTTAATGATCCCCTCAGACCGATCGTTTAAAAGCGCGTCCTCGAACTCGTGCCAAGCGTCAGAAAGGCCCGATATTTTGCCGTTCAGCGTGTCCATGGCCCTGGCATTCGATCCGCTGGAAAGCTCCCCCATTTTGACAATAATTTTGTCAATCGCTTCCCGGCCTATTTCACCCTTGGACGACATTTCCGCCAGCTTGTCGCCGGTGACACCCAGCACTTCGGCTGCAATTTTGTAGATTGGCACCCCGCGCTCAGCAAGAACAATCATGTCCTCCTGTTGAAGCTTGCCTTTTGAGTAGGCTTGCCCCAATTGCTGAACAATTGAGGTTAATGTTTCCTGCTTGCCGCCAAGCTTCGCCGCTTGATCCGTGAGCGACTGCATAACTTGCTGTGTAGGCTCAAGCCCCATGTTTTTCAGCATGATGAAGGATGTCGTGAGCCCTTCAATCTCAAACGGGGTGTCTTTTGCGAATTTGGATATAAAAGAAAACGCTTGCTCACCGCCTGCCATGCCGCCCATGACAGACACCAGCTGAGTTCTCAGCATTTCCATGTTTCGGTTTGTGTCGAGAATGTCTTTTGATAGGCTGGCAAATGCTGTAAACCCAACAAATCCAGCGACGGCGCTTTTGACAGCGCTCATTGACTTGGAAAGGGCGCTTGCTGAATCCGCCGCCTTTTTTGACTCGCTACTTATGCCATTTATGGCATTTACCGCCCTGGTTGCCGCGTCTACCGCTTCCTTGGAATCGCCTGATATTTTGATTTTAACGTCAATGCTCATTTTCTGGCCGCGCCTTGGTTTTGTTGTCTCGTATCATTTCAAGGTGGGCGACAAGCTCTTCGATATCAGCCACCCCTACAATTTCGGCTGCAATCTCAAGGCCTGCCCAATCAATACCCCCTAGCATGTTCCACACCCTGATTGCCGCTAGGTGTATAAGCGGTGCAGGCTGATTAGTAGGGAAGGGTAGAGCCCTATCTTCTAACCAGCCTCTGGCTTTTCCAACGAGCTTTCGACCTTGGCTTTATGCTCAGCATATTGGTCTTTAATTTTGGATATGATAGGTGCCCACGCTTCCGGCCTATCTTCCGCCCACTCCATAAATAGCGCCGTTGAAAACGGCACTTCCTCAGGGGTTCCGCCTGCAATCAGGTCGTTTTCTCTGGCATTCCAGTCAACCACGAAGGTTGAAAGAATGTTGCGAATCGTGGCACCGTCCCTTGGAAGTTCTTCCATTTCTAAGTTTGTCGGCCTTCTTGCCGTGATTACCAACCCGCCAGCCTCCACGTCAAACTGGCGGTTTTTACGGATTTTTTCAATTATTGCCTGAATCATTGCTGTTTCTCGATCAATTCATAACGGGTCGTTATATGCTCCAATTCTCTGAGCCCATCCTTTAGGTCACCAATCACTAAGCGCTCAAGGGTTACAAAAACCCCTTTTTCGTTTAGCTTGATGTCGGCCTTTGTGACATATCGCAACTCTTCTTCAGATACGCCCAGCGCGTTTAGTATTTGCCCTTGAATGTTTCTGATAGCCATTAGGTAGCCAGCTCGGTTTGTGCGCCTTGCGCTTCGATGGTCATTTTGCCCGTAACCATTGCACCGGTAGCGCCGCCCGGCTGGCCTGAATAAAACACCGTGCCGTAAAACATAACCCGCTGTCCATTTTTGAACTGAATCATAAACGCCCTGAGAGCACCCAATTTTGTTACGTCCCGAGCCTTTTTAAGCGCCGCGTCGGAAACGTCCCAAATGGTGTCGAAAGAATAGGACAGCGCCTCAGCCAAGCCTTGAATGTTTGATTTTTGCGCCGCATGGATGGTGGTGGTTGGGATTTTGTCCGGTTCGCCGCCCGATCCGTTTACGGTCGTTAAGGTTGACATGCTGGTATTGAAAGCCACCGGCCTAAAGGTTCCGCTGGTGAAGTCATCAAAAAGCGTGCTGTCCTCGCCCTCCAGCTTGAAAGAGGTATTAGCCACAACACCAGAAACGCGGAAAATCCGCAAATTAACCTGGGTCATGCCTTGCACTTCCATCAATACAAAAGTGCCGTTGCTTGGTGGCGTTGTGCAAGAAACAACCGCCTCAGTCGCTTTGCTGATTGCAGTGACCGTAACCGCCGCCCCTGGTGCGTCAGACATAAAAACCTTTACGTTTGTCCATGTTGAAATATTGGCCATTGCTACCCCTTATTAAATTTGCTGAATGATTGTTCGTGATGTGAAGTTGTCGCGCCAAACGTAGAACCCGTCTAAAAAACTGATTAGGTCGCCGCCTGCAAACTCCATAGGCTCGAAATTTACTGACGGCTCCCACCCGATCAATTCCGCCTTGATTAGCTCCCTTAGGTCGTGGCTTGCGTCTGCAGCGTCGCCGCCCATGGAGTCAGAAACGCAATAAATGGTCGTAACCACCGAAACCTGAACATCGACGTTTTGAATGACAAGTTGGGTGCTTAATCCGCTTGATGCCGACTCCCTTGTTTGAAAAACATAAGCCCCTTTGTCGGTTTTTTTGCCCTGTAAAATTTGCGCCAAGCTGGCCGCGCCCGCGACTTCTTTTAGCTCGGTTACATTGTTTTTAAGGCGCGATTGAGTCGCCGGTCTGATGTTTTCCATTGCTGCACTATGCCGACTGCAGCGCTTAGAATTAAGGTGAAGCGCTTCCTAAAAAGGGTTTTATTGCCGTGGCGGGTCGTCTGGCCGTGAAGCCACTTTGATAGTCGAAAACCCTGTTCGGGGTCTGCGCATTTGGACAAGGGGTTAGAAAACCCTATCGCGTATCACCCGCGAATGGGGTATGTGATGCAATGATAAATGGCACCTAAGACAACCCCTGAGCGGGTTATTTGGTGCCACAGATTTGATTTTTAGAAGCTGGACAGCGACTGATCCGACATTATTGGGCTTTGCTCTTCGATGTAAATTGACCCTGAACTTTGCTCTTGTGAAGCGCCGTTTTGATCAAGACCAAGCTTGAATTTGCCCGACGAAACGCCCTTTAAAAACTCTATTGCTGACCTGTAGTTTGATTCGACGACCTCAACTTGCATGTCATAAAAAAGGTTGTTTCTGGCGATGTCGCAAGCCCGTTTTTTTAGATTGAGAGGCACCGATGACAATGGAAGAGCATAGTCGGTAAGATAGTCGTCAATCTCCGCGCACGCGTCATCAATCGCCATCTGAGCAACAGAATAGTCAATTGACCCTGTTCGCGCCCGGTCGGTTCGTTGCAATATTTCAGCCTCTCCGAACCGATCAATCAAGTCTTGTGCTGTGCAGTAGTTCACGATACCGACCTCAAGCCTATTCTGTATCAGTTAAAAAGCCCCTAGATTTTAACTCTCTTGCCATTTCGCAAAATGGCTTGACTACATAACTCCCTGCTATTTTTCCTGCCTGGATATAGTCAAACAAATCAATATAATCACTAATAGCCCAAGTTGTGCTGTCCAATGCGGTTGATGCTGATTTGTGACCGTAAATATTAATCCATGCCCCGGCATCCCTAGCAGCGTCAATGTTTGCTTTTGCCTGTGCAAGTGATGTTGTATTGTTAAGAGAGAATCCGCCTAATATTAATCTTGAGCATTTTGGGAACCTTGTGCTGTATAGCGCATAAATTCCAAAAAATCCGGTCGATACAATCATTCGGATAAATTTAATCCCTACTTCCTTTAAAGCATTCTGCAACGGGTCATTTTCAAAACCGTTTTGCACCGGATAACTTGCAAATACCCCTTGAGGATAGGACGCGCACTCAATATCAACACCAAGCTCCATCATCGCATCTTTGTCGGCTCTCAATTTCTCAACAAATGCGTCATATCCTATGCCGTTAAGCTCGTCCATCCAGTTCCCGTTACCGTATACCCCTCCTGGCCCGTGAATTGCCAGTTCGTGACCCATGGCCCTAATATCCATCAAGTCGCTTTTGGTCAGATAATTATTTGTACCTATTAAGTCTGGCATAATAAAGTAAGTTAGCCTTATCCCTCTTGCCGCAGCTAGCGCCGCAACTTGATATGAAGACTTATGCCCGTCATCTATTCCTACCGATATTGCTGCACGCTGTTGAGATAACACAACCCCGCGAAGGTCGGCAAAATATAAAGTCCTGATAGTGTTTGTTGATGAATTAACCCTAAACCTGACCTGATTTATGTTACTCCAACTTGGTGAGCCAGTTATTGAAAACAATGACTTTAATATTCGGCAAATATTCCACCCAGGGTTTAAAACTTGGATGTTAATCGAATAATAATCAGACGTACTTGGTGTTGATGTAAATAAATATAGCGCGCCGAATGTAGGTGAAACCGCGTCGTACTGCTCGCTAAAATATGATATCTCAATATAGTCATATTCAGACATGTTTACTGCGCTAAGGGGTGCGGTTGCTGATCCGTTTAAACCTGATGATGCTGGGGTAGATATTTTTATCGTTTTTGATCCTGCGCCACTTCCAAGCCCTAAGTGCAACGCCGATAATGCAGACTCCCCCCCCGACGCCTCGACCATTGTCCAAGCTTTATCACTAATATTAGTGATGCTTAAAGGGTCGATTATTTTTGCCATTGGCGGAAGATATACCTCACCTGTTCCTGGTTTTTTTACTTCAAACCCAACCGACTCGCTAGCAGTTGAAAAATTACCCGCCAAGTCAAACGCCTTAACTTCAACTCTATGCTCACCTGGAAGCAACCCTAAAATGATAATGCTTGGATTGTTTCCGTTGCTTATTGCTGCGTGAGCGTTTCCACCATCTATGAATGCTGCATACCCAGCAACACCCACCGTATCAGTAGATTCTGCAAAGGTGATGGTGACACCATCACCCGAAATGTTACTAACTACTGGCGTTCCTGGCGCTGTTGGTGGGGTGGTGTCTGGCGTCCCTGGGTTTGTTGCCGGGGTTGCAATCCTTGTCGCAACCGATCTTCGTGGCCCCTTCATTACTTGCCGCCTTTGTCTTTGTCAGCTTTGGTCGCTGCCTTGGTCGCTGCCCTGGCTGCTGCTTCAGCTTCGGCTGCTTCAGCTTCGGCTGCTTCAGCTGCTGCCCTGGCTGCTGCGTCATCTTCCTCTTCGCCTTCCGCCTCATCTGGCACATAAAGCGACACAGCGCCCGACTCAACCAATGCGCTTAATTGCTTTTTACTTAAGCCGATAGACTCGGAGTCAACTGGCTTTCTGCTTTTTTCGTGCAGCTCGTTATCATGCAGCACGTTGTCATTTAAAATAATTTTAGGCATAAGTCACCAAACCATAATTTAAAAAAGGGCGGTTTCCCGCCCTATGAATTAGCCCGACCGATTAGGCTATGACCGAGGACAGCAGGAACCCGAATTCTGGCGCTGCGACAACTTCTTTGACCGATTCGCCAGCCCTTACATTGACGCCACCAAACAGACCGATATTGGGGTCGACGATGGTTCCCGCGATTCTGTCGCCGAACTGCGCTGTATAGCCCCAAGCGTTGCCGGAATCGTTGTCAAAGTCGCCTTGATAGAATCCAGCCAAGAACTTACCCCAAATTCTTGTTTTAACCGGTGTCTGGCCTTTGACAGCTGTATTCTGCCAACCATCGCCCACAATAATCTCTTCGACTTCCAGCAAGTCAGCCAACTGCTGACGGGTGATTTTGCCCGCTTGAGCACCTGCCCAGAATGCCGCCTCTATCATTTTCGGGTGTTGCGAAAGCTGCGTCCAAACGTCGCGACCCATGACCACCTTGTTAGGCCGCATAAACGGCTTGTCTAGGTTGGTAAGCAAATCATTCAATGGATTGCTGTTCACCTTGTCAGACCATTGGCTTGTGCCAGAAAGGGTCGCGGTGTACGCGTAGTTTCCAGCCGTAGTCGTGATTGCTGCGGCTCTGATTTCCCTGCGAAGCTCAACAAAGCCCATCACCCGCGCCACCGCTCTGGCCAACGCCGATTCTGAAGGCCCGTTCATTTCGTCCTGGTTCGGAACCGGCTCGTCTAAGCCCTGGTTGACGGTTGCCAAATAGGTGGGGTCTTGCGCCGAATTTGCCAGCTTGTTGACGTTTGAAGTTCTGCCGACCGTGGTGTCGGGTGGAGAAATCCACTCGGCCATTCTGTCAGCCAAGCTGATGAACTCCTGAGAGTCAACCTTAGTTCTTGGCAAAACTTGGTCAGCAATCAAGCCCTTTTGTCGATATTTAATAGCTACCGCCGAAAGCTTCGGAACGATAACCAATGGTGAGTTTGAATTTGCCATTTTTTAGTCCTTGGTAATTAGTTAAATCAATTAGCCCTGCATGACAGAATGACTAATCAGCATGGGAAAGATGTCGCCCGAAACAGCCGAATTGAGCGCGATACCAATCACCTGTGCATTAGTGCCAGCTGCGGGTGCCGCTGCAATGGCTTTGCCGTTTGCGTCTGACGTGATTTTTGCGCCCCTGGCAATGGTGCCGCCCGCCAAAACCTCGGTAATCCCTTCCAAAACAACGTCGGTATAGGTTCCCGCTGTAATTTCAGCCGCTGTAATGCCAACCTCAGTTGTTACGCCGATTAGCAAGTCGGAAGCCGCCGCCGCCTGAGAAACTGTGTCATTCGCTGCGCCGAATTTGACAATCAAGTTGTTGCTGATCGCTGCGGTAGCCTTGAGCGGCTTTATAAGTTGTCGATTGCCGTACATTTAAACCCCCTTGGTGACGTAATCAATAGCCTCAACGTCGGAAATTTCGACGCCTAAAGCTGCCTGTTGTTTTTGGTAGACGGTTGCCTTTGCAGCAATGTCAGCGCCGGTTTGCGGGGTGTTGCCATCGCCTTCCGGCCCGCCTTGTTGATCCCCTAAGGCCGCGTTAGGCTCAAGCCCTTTGATAAAGGCACTCAAAGCCTCGACGTCTACTTCGGCCAACTTTTCCGCCGCTTCTTTTTGCCCTGGCTTAAGCCTGCCGTCAGCCAGCGCCGCTTCAATGATCGCCGCCGACTTTTCTTTTTTGACCGTCGCTTGCAAGGCGTCGTACTTGGTTTGTAGTTCGGACAAAGCCTCAACCTTGACAAACTTTTCTGGAACCCCGGCAATCTCAACAGACAGCGCCGCGACTTTTTCGGCTGATTCCTTGATGGTTTCAACAAGGCTTTTGCCGTCTCCGCACATGCTCTGCAAAGCACTTAACCCCGTGCTGATTTCCTCGTCGGTTGCTGTTGCTGTAAGCCCCATAAGGGCGACCAGCATTAGCTTGTTTTTTTCGTTCATCTCATCCCCTTCAATGTAAAATGATGCCGCCGCAGTCAAATCTACAAGCCCGTCAAGGCCTGCAAAATTAACAAGCGCCGCCATGGTTACGTCAGTTATTTCCCCTGAGTTCTTTTTGTAGTGAATGACCGGGCTTATGTAGCGGTATTCCTTCGCTTCGATTGCTGAAGCCGCCGCCGCTGTCCATTCAATGCCGGTTAGGTAAAGCCCATCGTCCCGCCATTCGATTTCACCACCCCAACCTGAAGCCGGTGCCTTTATCCCTTTGGTTCTGGCCTCTAATGTTTGGTGCTCGTAATCAATCAAGAACTTGTCGCTGATTGATTGGCGCTTGCTGACGATCTTCGCCGCCAAGCTTTCGTTGATTACCCAGTTTTCCGCGTCGAAAGGTCGGCCATCCTTGGCCCTGAATGCACCACTAGGTAGTAGTCTGATTTCTGTTGGTGCCGACCCGTTCAGCTCAATCATCTGAGCATTAAGAGCGGCCAACATTGTTGATTTCTGATTTTTCATGCTGGCATGATGCCCGCCTGAAAATCAGCTTTTAAGGTGAAGCGCTTCCTAAATTATGTTTTTAGGCTTTTAACGATGACGTCTTTGATTTCCCTGACCCATGAATCGGGTAGGTTTACATTGCCGCTTTTATCTAGTGGCAAAAATGGCCGCGCCGTGATGTTCTTTTTCTCGCTTCCGTATTGGTGGGTAATACCTATTTTTTGCTCTTCGAACATGCCCACCTCGACGCCATCGCTCACCCGCTTGTAATTGATTTTGTTGTAAATGTGCTGCCGCGTGTCATTTAACGGCACATCGCTTTCCCTGCCGTCCCGGTTATTGCTTCTAAGCTCTTTTAGCGGTGCGAATGGGTCGCCCCACGGGCTTTTGCCCTCCTTGATGCCAAGCTGTATGTTTGCCATCATTCCGGCCCCGATCTGGTCGAGGACATCGCCAAGGTCTGTAACTGCGTCCTTGATCCTTTCCAGCTTATGAATGACGCCCGCCGCGTCTACTTTGACCCGTATCATCTTGAACTCTCCCGGTCATTTAGCCACTTTTTGGCCTGCCCGATAGCCTCCAGAACCTCTTTGGTTTGAGGCATTCCGGCTAGCTGCTCCAACCATTGCTTTATGGCTGCTGGCTTTGAATAAGGGGTTACAGGTGGGTCAATCAGAATTCGTTTCATAAGCTTTGGTTAATGATTTTTTTGACTTTTTCAAATATCGCCGCCGCTTCCGCTGGCATGTCAGGCAAGTTTTTGACCTTATACTCAATGACGCCCATCATTGAAATCAGGGTGTTGAGTATATGGTGGTGGTGGGCTTCAGCCATAGCTATAACAGCATCCTGCAGGTCATCGTTGCCGCTTGCCGCATTGATAAGGCGCATAAACTCCGGCCTTATGATTGCGTCGGCCCTGGCTTCCGCCGCGCTGAATTCCGCCGTCTTTAGCGCTTTCCCGTAATACTCCGCCCCGTTGTGGCCGATGGCTACAATCTGCCCGCCCTCAAAGTTGCCGATAAACTTAAAATCTTCCCCGGATAATGAACGGCTGCTCGGGTGATTGTGAACCATGGTGATGCCCTTGGCAGCTTTCATGCTTTCGATTTCGTCGGGCTCGAACGAAACGTGGCTTTTCCCGCCCTTTTTTCTAAGCACTATGCCGCCAGTCTCATCATAAACAAAGGCAAACTCAATGCTCCCGGCCTCTAGTGGCTTGCCGTTTTCAATGACATAGCTTTTGGCCTCTTCCAATCTGTCGCGCTGCTTGATCCGCTGCTTGACTTGCTTTACCAGCTTTGGCGCTTCCTTTGTTCTTTCATCAATGGCCGAATTAACCCCGTCCAATCGATCTGACGGGTTATATTCCCACCCCTGATCTGGCATAGCCTTTTCACCGTCATCAAGCAACGCCGGGTTATTCAGACCTTTCCCTTTGCCGCTTCGGGCTTCCGCTTGTTCTTTTGTCAAGGTGATAAAGCCGCACCGGCACCGATACCCGTTGGGCGGTAGGTGGGTTTTCCAAAAGCTGGAATTAATAGGCCTGATAACATTGTCGAGCGCTAAGTGCGCCGGTCTGACGCGGCTGTCATTAATGGCGTCATACATCAGGTAAGGCCTTGACTTGGCGGTTTTTAGCGCCTTTTCCCACTTCCCGGCTGAATAGCTGCCCTGTAAATTGGTTCTGTAAATGTTGTCCATTCGGTGCTTTGGCAAGCTCAGCACCCCTGAGGCCTCGACCTCTTTTTTCCAGCTCTGGAAGCTTTGGCCGCGCCGCGCCGCCTCTGAAAGCGAGTTTTTCACCGCTAAGATTTGGTCAAGGCTTGTAAGGCCTGCGATGCTGAAAGCCTTTTGTCTGGCGATGCCTTGCAGTTGCCCATAATAAACTTCAGGCAATACAACGCCCCGGCTTTGGGCTTGGCTGATAGCCTCGTCAAACGGGACATCAAACCCTATGCTCAAGGGTTTAGCCATGGGCATACCCCATGACATCAGCCGCAAACAGCGCCCGCTCTAAAATATCCGCGAACCCTTCAAAATCAGCCCCGCCAAGCGCCACCGCTAGCCTATTGTCAAGGTCTTGCGGGTCTTTGGCTCCGCGAATAGCCGCCGCGATGGCTTCAGGGTCAACCGGGCTTGAAAGCCGTTTTAAAAGCTCGTCAGCCAAATCCTCGACAGCCTGTTGCTCTTTGGTGAACCTGCTCTTGGCTATGCTGCCAGATAGGTAAGCCAGCCCTGACCCTTGTTGGGGTTGTTTTGGGGTTATTTCGGGTTTACTTTCGCCGATGTCCATAATCTCTTCACCATCAACAGCCTGCGGTATTTTCAGCTTGTCATGCACGTATTTAAGAGGGATTCTGACCTTTCTCGCTGCCAGCTTTGGAAGTGCGTCGGCATAAAGCGCCAAGTCTTCAGGGTCTTGAGTATCAAAAACCCATCTTGCCCGAATGCTCAGCCCATTAACCCGCGCCATAGCGCCGACAAATTGCCTTGTCAGGGTTTCGGCTATTTGCTTTGAGTCGTGGTTTCTAATCTGAATCCTGGCTGAGTCATGGATATTGGCAGTCGCATAGTTGCCATTTTTCCCGCTGTCGCTGGTCAAAGTTCCGCCTAAGATGGCCTTAGAAACCGACGACTCAGACCAGTCGACTAAGGCCTGGAAGCCTTGCCCCTCTCCGCTGGTCAGGTCTACGGTTTTCAGGTCGTCTGTTGTGCCGCCTTCGATCAATGCAACGCCGCTCGACCCTAGGCTATAAAGCGCCGCTCTGAGTGCTCGTTTTTTGGCCTCGTCCTTTTCATTGTGAAACAAAACCCTGAGTGGAATCCCGTATGACTGGCAAAACCGCAACCAATTTTTAATGGCGAAATTTTTAAAGACATAGGGTAGGGCGATTTGTCGGAATAGCCCGCTAGTCGCTGGCCCGGTTGCCGATCTTGTAAAGTGATGGTGGCAAATCCACTGGTCTTTCAAAAGCTCAGCGCCGTCAATGCTATTTGCTCCGGTTCTGATTCGGATGTTTTGCCGGGTAGCCCGATCCACTGTAAACCATCGCGCCGGTCTAGGCCTTAAAGCGCCCGGAACCCATAGCCCGGTTAATTGATCCCTGGCCCATTCGATTTGAATGCACGAAAACCCTTTCCCAATCCCGTCGGACATGGCAAGCACCAAACTTTCGACGTCCACATTGTCTATAATCAGCGATTGGAGTTTTTCGACATCCTTTTTTTCCTTGGCTCCCGCTGATGATGCCGGAACAAGCGACCAATCAAGCTGGCTGACCTGCATTTTTCTTTTAGCCATTTCCGCGCCAATATGGGTGTCGCGCTCTTCCATATCGTCAAATAACTCAGCCTGCCTCACCAGATAGCCTTGCTCAGCCTGGACAAGAATTTGCAAAATCTCGTCAACCCCTTTTACCGGGTGGTGGCTTTGTATTTCATTCTGAATAATTGCGTCGATTTCTTGCCCTTTCATATCATCACCATTCGTTATCGTAATTTTCAGCGCTTGAGTCGATGTGATGCCGCCCATCGCCCGCCCGCATTATCGGTTCGAGTGCATACCTAACCGCGTCCCATATATGATTATCAGCGTCTACCAGTATCGGCAAAACGTCGCCGGTCAACTTGTCCACTTTGTAAGACCAACTTTTAGCCTCATAAATTGCGTGAGTACATCGCGGGTGAATGACAATGGCCTCATAAGAGCGAAGGTGATAGATACCATCTTCGACGCTTCCCGGCCCCTTTATAGCGCCCCGGATATTAAAGCCCGCCCGCCTCATTGAGCTGATAGTCTCAGGTCTGGCGCTGTCGGCCCGGATTAGGTGCTGTCTGCTGCCTTTGATGCTATCGAATAACTCTGGCGTTTCATCAATCTCGACGCAGTGACCATAGGCCTCGTATTCAACGAATAAAAAGCCCGCCCAAATCCAAACCTTGACCAAGGTTGTCGGGTCTGTAGCGAAGCCCCAGTCGGCCCCGAAATACGGCCCGTGCCAGAACTCGGTAGGCTCAAAGCTTTCAACCTTGACCTTGCCGTTCAGGACATTGGCTTGGTTCATTTCCAGATAGTCGCCGTCCCAAATATGCGAATAAGTGGCTAGGTCGAGGGTTCTTAAATCTCTCAGCCTTTCGCTTTCCAGCACGTCAGGAAACCAAAAGTTGTCGCTGTAATGCACTTCAGCGATTGCCATGTCAGAGTCAGTATTGATTCTGAAACGCTTATCGACAGGGCTCCCCCTTCGCCTCGGGTTCCATATTGGCCAAATCTCCGACTTGTCGGCCCGGATAGTTGGCACCAAGTCGCGCCACGAGGCTTCCGGTACATCCTCGGCCTCTTCGACAATACAAATATCGATTTGACCCATGGACTTAATTGAGCTGATGTTATGCCGCAACCCCCTGAATATATACTCGGTGCCGTATTTGCTTCGGATATAACTCGACCCGATTGAATAGACGGAATTAAGCCATGGGTCGCTCAAAATCGCCTTTTTCACTTCAGCGTAAAACGATTCTCTAATCGATGTTTCAAGCTCCCTGGTGCATAAAATCCTGAGCGGCTCCCGCGCTCCAAAAATGGCCGACATCTTGGCAAATGTCATCGACTTGGCGCTGCCCCTTCCGCCGTGCGCCCCTCTGTACCTGACGCCTCCCCTGGGAATTGAAAAAATTTCCGCCAAGGGTTCGGGCATTCGCAACTCAAGCGGGTTACTCTTCTTTTTTGCCACGACCCGGCACCCCTATAATCCTGATTTCTGTGGGTGGCTCGACAATGCCCGCGTCGCCTTCCGCCTTGCCTTTTTCGCTCCACCCGCCCTGGCACTTCAAGTAAAAAATGGCTGCTGTAATGGCCTGAGGTGTCGAGCCGGTGGCGATATTAAAAAGGTTTTTGGCCACTTTGAAGGTCGCTAGAACATGCCCGCTTTCTATCTCTTCCCTAAAATGCCGGTAAGCCGTTTTTTTGTCTATGGGCTTCCCGGTTGCCGGGTTTTCGATCACTTTGCAAATATCCTCCACCGGAATGCCAAACCCGACCATCGCCTTGACCATGTTCTTTTGCTCTTGGCTTGCCTGGAATGCTGGCCTACCTGTTTTTTTTGCCATTGATAAAGTTTAGTTCATTGCTATAATTGATTAGCACCGTGCTACAATTTAAGGCGAAAAAATGAACCAGCCCCCTAAAAAAATCGACCAACTAAAGGCCTTAATGGCTCAAGAAAAGTGGAAAGCCGCGCTTTCACTTGCTGCCAAATTTCCGGACTTAGGCAGTCACAAAAAAGCCATTGAACAAGCTCACGGATGCCTGACAAACCCGCGCTTTTTTGCTCAGCTTGGCATTGATTGCACTGCGGCTGTTGAGGCTGGAAAGCTGGCGCTTGTTCAGCGCTATCAAAAATAACCTCGGTACAATCCAGCTTTGAATAGTCAATAAAAAGCTCGTCCCATGGCTGGATAGTCATATCAGCCACCACCATCAGCCCCTCGACCCTGCAATTTGGCTTGTCGCTGTGATTGATCCGATCAATAGGGTTATGGCCGATGCCGCCCAATGGGTTTAGAACAAGGCAAAATTCAGCGCCTAAAAAGGTCATGATTTTGACGTCGATACAATACCGCCAATCAATCGAGGACGGATAAACCGGCTGGCCGTCGATCAATGGCAAAAGCAGCCACTTTCCGGAAAACCCGCCGATAATTTGCCCCTCATAAAACCGCATAGCTGAAAAGCACCCTAGACCATGAGTTTCTGACTCGCGCTCATAGCACCCGTATGAATAAGACATTGGTTATTCCTTGGTAAAATAGTTGATAATTTCTTGCCTGGACATGGCTTTTGCATGGCTTCCTATCAATTTAGGTGCTGCCTTTGCCAAGGTTTCTACTGCGTGACCCACTAGCGCGGTTCCTGGGGTTAAATGGCCCAAGTCCTTTAGTATTAAGACCTCCTGAGCGCACTTGTAGCAAGACCCGCAACGATTCGGCAAAATAGTCGCGCCAAACTTCGCCCGGTTGTTTTTATGATGAACGCCCCGGTATCGAATCGGCGTCATGCAGCTCTGAATTTTTGCCAAAAGACCCGGGTTGAATCCCAATATGGTTCGGTAGCTGTCAATCTCGTTTTTTAAAAGCTCGGTATGGACTTTGATTCCTGGCACCATGCCCTCGAAAGTTTCAGCTCCGGCCCGGTGCATTTCGATTGCGTCCGAATACCCATAGTCGAACGAAACTTCCGCCGCCTCTTCGGTGGTCATGATGCCCATTGCATAAGAGCCAGCCCCGATCCTAGTCCCGTAGTCGATCATAAGACCCAAAATCACTTGGTTCTTTGCTGGATTCTCGACCCAAGCTTGCGGCCCCAATTTCACGGACAGCACGGACATTTTGACGCCAAGCTCCCCAGCCACACTTCGCGCCGCCTTAATTTCCTCCGGGTAGGCTGGATTAATCCCTGATACGTTGAAAAGCTCGGTGGATATGCCTTGCTGAACCATCTTGATAGCAACGGCCGTCGAGTCTTTTCCGCCTGAGAAGGCGACAAGCCCCCGATCCTGACTGACTTCGCGCCTGACAATAACCGGCTCTTCAACCCTGGCGATTTCTGGCGCTTTTCCCTGGTACAGTTCTTTAATTATGGGCATTCCGTTGGCTGGAAGCCTTGCCACAATTGGCCTTAGCGGGTTGTGCGCTGCAATCCTGAATAATTGCGCCGCAAACCCGCCAACCTCCCCGGTCGCATAGCTGCCTAGGTCAATTGATTTCTTCGACTTCTGGCTCGTCTTCATAGTCTGCAAAGCATTCCTCGTTGACCTCGACAGTTCCGCAAGCCTTTGAAGCTTCCGCCCCCGATCCTTTGACGAAAACAAGCACGTTTTGGTGGGTTTTGCCGATCTTGCGCCCTGCGCTGAAGGTTCGCCCCGCCCGGATTGGCAAGGTGCCAACTGCTGTAACCAGAATAATCTCGTTGTAATATTCAAGCCCCGCATCAACAAAGGCCTGAATGGTGTCGCCGACAAAATTCAGATAAGCCCCGGTCTTTTTGTCCCTGACCTCGCCCACGACAAAACAAGCGAACCGGTTGGGCTTCAATCGCTTGCAAGCTTTCGCGATGATGTCGCTATAGGCGTCCCGAAACTCGCTATATTCAAGGGTTGACAGGTCTTGCGGGTCATCGCTGTAAACCTCAAGGTCAGCATAGGGCGGGCAGCTGAAAACCAAGTCGGCGTCGATATCGTGGCAAGTTTTGTCAATGCCCCGGCTATCGCCGCAAATCCAAGCCGGGTGCGGCTCGTTGGCGGTGCATGATGCCTCGGCTTGCTCCCGGTTCGCCTCTACCTGCTCTGGCCTCAGCTCATGGCCGACATACTGGCGGTTTAGCTTGGCTGCCACGATCCCGCGCACCGATCCGCCCGCAAAGGGGTCAAGCACCATGCCGCCCTCAGGACTGAACCACCGATAAATGATTTCGCATAGCACCGGGTCAAATATTGAAGTCCCGGTTAAGCTTCCGGCTTTCTCGTTTACGGTCTTGGAAAACTTCAGCAAGTTCTCTGTTCTGCCGTTGCCGCTATCGATCCCCATGGAAAGCCACCCGCGCTTTCGATCCTGCCACCATCCGTCCCGCGCATTAAGCACGGAAAACGGCGGAACCAAGAATTTTTCTGACAGGCTTCCTTTGCTGTCGCTGGTACTGCCTTCGCTTCCCTCTTCGCCATCGTCGCCAAAAGCGCCGTCAAGCAATCCATCAAGCTCGTCTGCAGAAAACCCCAGCAAATCCAAATCAAACCCGTCCTCGCTCAGTTCCTCTATTTCGATTTGCAGCATGTCAAAGTCCCACCCGGCATTTAATGCCAACTTATTGTCAGCGATGATATAAGCCCGCTTTTGCGACTCGGTAAAATGCGCCAAATCAATCGTGGGAACCTCTTTGATACCAAGCTTTTTAGCTGCCAAGAGCCGCCCATGGCCCGCAATGACTCCGCTACTGCCATCTGTAAGAATGGGATTTGTGAACCCAAACTCCTTGATGCTGGCCGCGATTTGCGCCACCTGATCCTCGCTATGGGTGCGGCTGTTCCTGGCGTATGGAATCAAGTCGTCGGTGCTGCGCTGGATAATCTCAAGCTCTTTTTTCATAGTGGGGAAAAACTCCTGTTTTTTCTTTCGGCTTCGTTACGGCATTGAACACAAAGCCCTTTGACCAACCGCTCTGAATTCATGCCGCACTCGTCGCATTCGCCCGGTCTGCCGGGTTCAATTTCAGCGCTTGCTCTGTTTTTAATTTGTAACTCGCGCTCAAATTCCGCATAGTCGCTGGCTCTGTCTAAGTTGTCGATCATCTGAAAAGCGTGGAAATGTCGATTTTTAAATGCTCAGACACCGCGTGTCCGATGGCTCCGATTAAGGCAATAACGCCCCAACCAAGCACCTGTTTTTGGATGGCCTCCCACCGCTCCGCTTTGACTTTTTCCCTGGCAATCATGGCCCGGATAAACTCATGGTGTTCTGCGTGGGTGGCTGCTGTTACGCTTTCGTGCTGCTCAAGCACGTCGGCCAGTATTTCCCTCAGTGTTTTTTCGTCCATTACTTACGCTCGACGCCTTTTACTTTCTCAACCATTCGCATAGTGCCGAACCCAAGCAATCCAAATAAAAGAGTGCCAAGCGCTTCGGTTTCAATGCCTGGAAAGATTGGCGGAAACCCCGCCGCGATTGCGCAACCGTTAGCGATTGGTCTAAATAAGAATTGGTAGCCATAGCCCAGTGCGCCGCACCATCCGACTGCTGGCCTCCAACCTGATACGAAAAGCGACCCACTGGCCGCTTCAGTTTTATTGATTTCAAGCTGCCCCATAATCGAACTAAATTCCTGGGTCAGCTCTTGTTTTATTGCCTCTGCTTTGCTTTCCGCTTCGATATTAGCGTCGGCCCAAATTTTGTTGCCCGCTGTATCAATTAGCGTTGCTACTTCCCCGATCCCGAACATAAAAAATCCCCGCTGTAAGTTTGCGGGGATAATATGTGGCGGTTGTCGATCTTATAAGGGGAAGCGCTTCACTATCTAAGGCTTGGACGCTTTTTCATCACCCCACTGCAGATTGTTTTAATCTGCCTATCTGATAGCCTGAACTTAATGGCTAAATCGATAATATGCGCCCCTTCAGCCCTCAGTTTTCTGATTTCAGCGTTTCTGACTTCGCGCTTTCCGCTTTCATCTTTAGGAATATAAACCCAGTCCCCGTAATGGCTGCACATGGCCTGCCATGCCACCGGGGAAAGCGAAACGTGCGGGGATTCCTTGCCATCTGACGGAAAGTAGTACGTCACCCCGCCGATCTGATCGACAAGCCTCCCGGCCTCAACAATACCGATAACCTCGATAATTTCATTTATTGACGGGTGCCTCATAAATCACCATTTTTTATAAATGCCGCTTTTCCAGATTTCCCATTCACAGCACCGGCGATTAATTAACCCTTGGCATTCCTTGCCCTGCGATTTATTCCAAGCCTTCCACGCGCTTTCAAGGCTTGCATACCTGCAGACCTCAGCCGG